CATGCCCATCCAGCCGTGGGCGCTCATGGAGGCGGTGCTCACGCCCGACGAGTTCAAGGGTTTTCTCAAAGGCAACGTCATAAAATACTCGATGCGTGCGGGCCGTAAAGAAGGCAGTGACGACGCAGGCAAAGCCAAGCACTACATGCAGAAACTTAAAGAGGTATCGTAATGGCCGCTACCCCCGAGAAAAAAGTTAAAGACACTGTGCGCAAGCTGCTGACGGAGATGGGCATCTACCACTTCATGCCTGCGGCTAACGGCTTCGGTCGCGCTGGGATACCGGACATCATCTGCTGCTTCGCTGGGCGCTTCATTGCCATCGAGTGCAAGGCAGGCAAGGGCACAACCACAGCGCTGCAAGAGCGCGAGCTGGCAGCCATCCGCACGGCGGGAGGCATGGCCATGGTGGTCAACGAAAACAATCTACAAGAACTCAAGGAGAAGCTGCAATGGATGCGATGAAGTCAATGACACCTGAAGAGATGGACACACTGCTGGAAGAGATAAGCGAGGAAGAGCGTACGTACTTACGAGTGTTGATCGGGCGCATCGCAAACTGCTTCAGCAAAGAAGATCACAGCGCTGTTATTTTGTTCGGTAACAAGACCGAAGAGCACGTGTTGGTGTGCTCCGTCAACTGCGAAGAGATGGCTGCAGCCAACATGCTGGCACACGCTAACGACGTGATGATATTTGCGAACACACAAGCCGCACCACCCAAGGAGCAATTCAATTGAGCCAACCTTTTACGACGCTGCTGGTATTGGATTTTGAAACGGCGTGGTGCCGCAAGTCCGGCTACTCGCTAAGCGTCATGACAACCGAGGACTACATCCGGGACGAGCGCTTCAAGGCGTGGGGTGTGTGCATCCATGAGTACGGCACAGATCGCATGACCCACTGGTATCGACACGACGAGCTGCCCCGCATCTTTTCAACGTACGACTGGAGCAAGACCGCCGTCGTGGCGCAGAACGCGCTGTTCGATGCCTCGATACTGGCGTGGGTGTATGACGTGCATCCGTGCTTTATCTTCGATACGTTGTCCATGGCACGCGCTAGGCGCGGCACGGAGATCGGCAACTCACTGGCCAAGCTAGCCAAAGCGTTCAACCTTCCCGACAAGGGTGGCGACTTGTATTTGTCCGAGAGCTACTTCGACGAGCTGCCCGAGGGCGTGGAGCACAAGCTGGCCGAGTACTGCAAGCATGATGTGTATCTATGCGAGGAAATCTTTAATCGTCTCGTTGTGGGGTACCCATCAAAGGAGTTACGCCTGATCGACATGACGATCAAGATGTACACCGAAGCCAAGCTGGTGCTCGACACACCCATGCTGGTGGATGCGCTGCATGCGGAGAAGGAAAAGCGCGAAGCCTTGCTTGCTCGCTTGAATATCGATGAGTCAGTGCTGGCATCGAACGCGAAGTTCGCTGCGGTGCTTGAAGAACTGGGTGTGCCTGCCCCGCGCAAGAAGAGCAAGACGACCGGCAAGAGTGCGCTGGCCTTGGCCAAGAACGACGCGATGTTCCAAGCCCTGCTCAACGGCGAGAACGAAGAAGTGGCACTGCTGTGTGAAGCTCGCATCAATGTGAAGTCCACCACGGAGCGCACACGGGCGCAACGATTCCTCGACATTAGCAGGCGCGGCCCACTACCGGTACCGCTGGCGTATTACGGGGCCAGCACGGGGCGCTGGACTGCTTGTTTAGTTGCAGATACAGAGGTTATGGTGTATGATCGGCACAACGGCCAGTGTGTCAAACAAATCGTTGATGTATTGCCGGATGACCTCGTGTGGGACGGCGTTGAGTTTGTTCAACACGAGGGGGTGCAGTTCAGCGGATACAAGGAAGTCATTACCTATGACGGCATCACCGGAACACCAGATCACAAAGTCTTCCTCGACGACGAAACAACCGTCAGTCTTTTCGAGGCGCAGCAGCGCGGCCAGAGCATCATGGATGCAGCAGAACCCGACGATAGGGCTCTGGAAGTTGCTCGGGCGCGACGTAAAAGGCTCCGATGGTAAGTGGCGGATAGCCTGTGTGTGTCGGTGCGGGAGGTATGCGGAGCCGCGATATAAAGACTTGCGTGCAAACGGTTCGGCAGGGTGTATGCCGTGCGTTACAAGCGACCGAATGAAGCGAGAAATCGCGGCGTTTCCGAATAAGTATCCGCAGACAAAGCGGCGTAAACCGCCCCGTGTACGCACACAGCCTGCGCCTTACAGTGATGCCGAGCTTCGCATAGTACGGATCATGCAAGGCGCTAAGGCCCGCTGCGAAAACACCATGGAACCTGCATATAAAAACTATGGCGGTCGCGGCATTCGTTTTGTGTTTGCATCCGTTCGGGAAGCTGCGCAATGGGTAAACGACAACATTGGCCCACGTCCAACGAACACCCACAGCATAGACCGGATAGACAACAGCAGGGGGTATGAGCCCGGAAACTTACGCTGGGCTACGCGGGGCGAACAGGCGCGTAATAAACGTAGCTATACCGGCCACGTATATGGTAAGCGCTTAAAGCGTCTGCTGGCGCTGCGGCAAGACTACACCTACGAGGGGCTGCGCAAGTACGTTCTCGCAGGTTTTACGGACGAAGAAATTATCAACATGCCAAAGCCTAGAGGCGGACGGCCAAAAAAGGAAAAGCAGTGCTAGTACCTGTATATGACATCATGAATTGTGGGCCGCGCTCGCGGTTTGTAGCTAACGGAAAAGTTGTGCACAACAGCAAGGGGTCAGCCATCAACATGCAGAACTTAAAGCGTGGCTCGTTCTTGCGCAAGGCCATCATGGCTCCCGAAGGGCACAGTGTTGTTGTCGGTGACTTGTCTCAGATCGAGCCGCGTGTGTTGGGCTGGCTTGCGGACTACGACGAGCTGCTGGAGATCTTTCGTTCAGGCCAAGACGCATACGCACAGTTCGGCGCACAGATGTTCAACACACCCGGCATGACCAAGGAGAGCCACCCGGATTTGCGTCAGAGCGCGAAGTCTGCTTTGCTTGGTGCAGGATATGGTCTGGGGTGGGCATCGTTCGCAGCGCAGCTGCTGGTTGGTTTCCTTGGCGCTCCGCCTGTTCGCTACGACAAGGACTTTGCCAAGAAGATGGGCGTGACTGTCGCTACAGCAGAAAAGTTCTTAGCGTGGGACGAGAACATCAAGAATCTCAAAGAAATTCCGCACACATGCACCATGACAGAGTTGGTTATCCACTGCCTCGCGGCCAAGGCCATCATCGACAAGTACCGCCTGACCGCTGAGCCTGTGGTGGCGCTGTGGAATTTGTTCGGACACCTCATACAGTACAGCCTGTACGAAGGCAACGAGTACACGCACAAATGCGTGACGTTCAAGAAGGGTGAGATCGTGCTGCCTTCTGGCATGAGCCTGCTGTATCCTGACCTCAAACCGGGAAAAGACGAAAAAGGCAGGCTTCAATGGACATACGGCGCAGATGAGACTAAACTATATGCAGGAAAAATAACCAACAATGTCACGCAGGGCGTAGCGAGATGCGTGATGACTGATGGGATGCTGAGAACCGCGAAGAGGTACTTCGTGGCTGGAACCGTGCACGACGAGCAGATCGTTGTTGTGCCGGACGCAGAGGTTGCCGACGCTAAAACATGGGTTTTGGCGCAGATGACTATGGAGCCGAAGTACATGCCGGGTATACCGCTGGCAGCAGATGGTGGCGCACACAGGCGCTATGGGTTAGCAAAGAATTAACAGGAGAGAAGCATGAAGACAGTAAGACATCCGATCCCACGCAAGTTGCGTATCGGCAACAAGCAGTACTCAGTCGAGGTCGTCGAGGCCATGTTGCAAAAACGCCACATGGGTGGCATCAACTACGGCACACAGACGATCCAGCTGGGCCTGCGTAGCAACACAACACAAAAGCCCTTCGCGCCCACACAGGTGCAAGAGACGTTCTGGCACGAAGTTGTCCACGGCATCCTGTACGACATGGGGCGCGACACACTCAACGCCAACGAGCGCTTTGTCACAGAGTTCGCACACCGCCTGACCAAGGCAATTAACTCAGCAAGGTTTGAATGACAACCAAGAAAATCGCATGGAGCCACAGCTCCCTCAAAGACTACGAGGGATGCGCTCGCCGCTACCACGAAGTCAAGGTCCTGAAGAACTACCCGTTCGTTGAGACTGAAGCAACGCGTTACGGAACGGTACTGCACAAGGCAGCCGAAGACTTCGTAGCAGACGGCACGCCCATCCCGGCGGAGTTCTCGTTTATTCAGGACACCATGGACGCGCTCATGGCCAAGCCGGGACGCAAGATCGCAGAGCTTCAGATGGCGCTGACCCAAGACTTGAACGTCTGCGATTGGAAATCCAAAGACGCATGGGCACGAGGCATTGCCGACTTGCTCATCATCGACGACGACAACCTGACAGCGTGGGTCATTGACTACAAGACGGGCAACGACAAGTACCCGGACCGTGACCAGTTGCGCTTGATGTCGATCATGGTGTTCAAGTACTTCCCCCACATCCGCAAGGTGAACTCAGCGCTGCTGTTCGTGGTCAAGAACTCGATGGTCAAGCACAGCATGACGGTGGACGAAGCCGAAGCTGAGTGGTGGCGTTACCGGGAGCGGGTCGCTAAGATCGAGGCGTCAGCAGCAAACGGTGTGTGGAACCCGACCCGCACGCCCCTATGTGGCTGGTGCCCTTGCACTGGCTGCGAATTCAACACGAAGAGGTAAAAATGACAAAACTATACACCACACAAAACAAAGACGAGTTATTTGAAACAATCGCACGCTGGTGTCACGCTGACTTTGTTGAAGGCGAGCTTGTAGCCTTAGACGATGCGCTGCACACTTACTTTAAAAAAACAAACACACGAAATTGGTGTGACGTGCACGATGAAGCGCGTCGTGTTGCCGCCCATATTTTTGAACCGGACGTTTTTGAGGAAGACTCTCCTATTGATGATTTGTTGAGTGCTACGGCTGCGCAAGCAGCAGACGGTGTTTGGCAGACTTTTGCAGAAGCATTTGGCCTACAGCAAGAATGCGTTGAGCTAGTGCTTGCGACTTGGAACGAAAGGATCGAGACGACGGCGATTTCGTGGGAAGAATTCATGATTCGCTACGAAGCCGAAAAAACTGAACAGGAAAAAGAGGTCAGGGACCTTGCAGCCGCAATGGCCGATAACGCACAACCCGTAATGACTGAGGATTAAATCATGGCCACTAGAGATTACAAGAAAGAATACAAGCGTGACTTGGAGACTGGCAAGTCCGGCCCCGGTTCAGACCAACATGAACGCCAGAAAGCGCGGCGGGCGTATGACAAGAAGGGTGTGGACCGAGAAGGCAAGGACATTGACCACATCAAGCCGCTGCGCAAGGGCGGCAAGACAGTGCCGGGCAACACACGGCTGCGAAGTAAGAGCGCCAACCAAGGCGACAACAAATAAAAATGGGGAAGCAATGCAGATTATTGACAATAAGGCGCTGCTCTTGCGCACGCGCAGCCCTGATAAATACAGTGTAATTCCACGAAGCAAAGTTGTTGAGGAGCATGAAGACGGATCTAGTTCCGTCGCTGTGTTCTGGGGTCTTGATGAGGTGCGCGTTCTAAGAAATCTAGGCGTCAAGAAAGCCCCGTCGCCCATCACACGCAACTACGCATGGCCGGGGCGCTACAAGCCCATGGCGCACCAGATCGACACAGCCTCGTTCCTCACGCTCAACCGCAAAGCCTTTGTGTTCAGTGAGCCGGGTACAGGCAAAACGCTCAGTGCGTTGTGGGCAGCGGACTACTTGATGCAGCGCGGTGAGGTGCGGCGTGTTCTGATCTTGTGCCCACTGTCGATCATGCAGTCTGCGTGGATGGGGGACATTAGCAACAGTGTGATACATCGCTCTGCGATCATTGCCCACCACCCGCAAGCATCGCGCCGCATCGAGATGATCCAGAAGAACTACGAGATCGTCATCACCAACTACGAGGGGCTGAACTTGATTGCCAGCGAGGTCGTATCCAACGGCAAGTTTGATCTGGTTATCGTTGACGAGTGCTTCGTTGCGGGAACGCTGGTATCTACGCCACTAGGCCGTCGTCCAATCGAACAACTGGAAGCAGGCGACAAGGTATTGACTTCTGACGGAGTAATGCGCATAAAGCGACTTGTACGCAATACAACCCAACGACTCGTGGAGGTCAACCTTGGCAACGGAAAAACTATCAGATGCACACCAGAGCACCCCTTCTTCACTGATGCCGGATGGGTCTGCGCCAAAAATCTTGCGGGTAGAAGGCTTATATCTGGTGTTGAGCTGTCATGTCTGCGGGCAGGAATGCACCCAAAAGCGCACCCGCATTCTGTGGGGTATGGCGAACAACCGTCCCCTTGGGCTGACCTGTTCCAAATCCTGCGCACGGAAGAGATGGCACTTGATGAACCCCGGCAAGAGCTTCTTCAGCGTCATATTGCCCGAGCAACGGGGCAAACCAACGGCACCGAAGACGGAAGAGCACCGGGCAAAACTATCAGCTGCACTGAAGGCCTTGGGGCACAAACCGAAAGTGCGGGGCGGGAACGGAACTGGTATGACGTGTGCGGAGCAAATTGTCCGCACTGCGCTGCCCGTGCAGTGGGTATGGAACTTCCCAGTAGCGTTGGGTACAAGGCAGCCCGGCTATCCTACGAACTACAAGCTCGACTTCGCGTGGCCGGAGAAAAAGCTGGGGCTAGAGGTGGACGGGAACAGCCACACCATGACAGCACGCAAAGCGCAAGACCGCAAGAAGGAAGCGAGACTGGCGCAGCTTGGGTGGCGAGTGTTACGCATATCGAATGCGACAGTGCAATCGATGTCTTCAACCTCGAAGTTGACGGAACACCTAACTACTTTGTTGGCGACCACTGGCTAGTACACAACTGCAACGCTTACAAGACGATGAGCACCAAGCGCTGGAAGTCACTGTCGTCAATCATCAAGCCGCAGACTTTTTTGTGGATGATGACGGGCACACCGGCGTCTCAATCGCCAGTCGATGCGTATGGCCTAG